GATGTTGTCATAACTCAATCTGTTTTCTGTTACAAAATTATTCTTTTTATGCGTAACTGTCAGATTAAGTCTTGACTATTACAGATAACCCCAAGCTTGATGAGCGTGAGTTAACTCTTGTTTTTACAGTAGAAGGTGATTCTCCTGCCGATTATCAGGCAAAGAAAACAGCTTTTTATGAAGAACTTTACAAAGGTAAAATTGATATTCAGATTCCTGAGAACAGTAGTGATATTTATCATTTGCTATATTTAGGAAAGAGCGTTTCTTATGCCCAAAGCTTAGACCGGACATTTGGGAAAATATCAGCCAAATTCTGTGAGTACAATCCATCTAACCGTGTTGTAGGCTAGAAATTTACGACATTAAATTCATTGTCGTGTATGGAAGCTCTAATTTTTAGGGCTTCTTTTTTTTATGTCCGACCTTTGTTTACATGATAGATATTAAGGACATACAAGGCAATACCCGCTTTTCAACTGGTATCAATCCCGGTGCAAAAGGCAAGTTCTCTTTAATGAAAGAGGACTATGTCGTACTACCTTTTAATACTCTGTCCCCAGTCGATTTCCAAGTAGGTGATTACGTTGACTTGCGTGGGGTACTCGATGCCTCCATGGGCGGTAAATTGGCAAAAATCTATCAGATTGTAGATATTCCCTATCCGACCTACAAGAACGGAGGCTACTCCTATGAACTTCGTTTTGACGCTTACTATTTCAAGTGGAAAACAAAGATATTCAAGTACACCCCGGAGTACGGAGGACTGGAAGCGTCCTGGTCCCTTACCGCTTCACTGGATGTCCAGATGGGTGTATTCCTTCGCAATTTGAAAGCTCTTGGTTATAAATATGAGGGAAAAGACTTCGTGTTTTCCATTGACGATAGTGTCGAGAACTCCTCCAAATTGATGACCTATGACAATACCAACCTCATTGATGCTATGTTCAGCATGGCTGATAACTGGGGTTGTGATTGTTGGGTAACGGACCATGTCATCAACTTCGGACGCTGTGAGTTCTCCGACGCTGTTAAGATAGAACTGGATAAGGAAGCCAAGGACATGAGCCGGAGTGACAGCAAGGGTACTTATGCCACAAGAATCTATGCGTTCGGTTCAACAAGAAACATCCCTACCAACTATCGCCCGGTAGACCAGACCACTGTTGTCAACGGTATCGTCCAGAAGCGCCTTATGCTTCCGGCAGGCACTCCATACGTGGATGCCCACGAGGGCTTGACCGATTTGGAAGCTGTCGAAGCCGTTGTTGTATTTGATGACATCTGCCCCAAAAGAGTAGGTGAAATCACCGGTGTAAGCTTTTATGAGAGCGAGGTAGATAATGAAGATGGTACAAAGACAAAAGCTACCTTCTACCGGTTCAAGGATTCAGGCATCAACTTCTCGAAGAAATACATCCTTGAAGGACAGGAACTCAAAATCAGGTTCGAATCCGGCAAGCTCAACGGCATGGAGTTCGGTGCTGCCTTCAACCCTCTTGGCCTGACCGAGAAGAACGACGACGGCACATGGAATCCTGACGCCCAGCTTTGGGAGATTATCCGTAACGAGGACTACGGCAGACCCCTGCCGGATGAAGTGCTGTTTCCGGCAAAAGGTGACAGATATGTGCTGTACGGCTGGAATGCCGGGAAGATAACCGAACTTGGGTTGGTTGCTATTGCCGAGCAGGAATTGCTTGCCACCGCCAGGAAGTACGTGGCAAAGGCCTGCATCGACGACGGTACCTATACGGCTACGCTGAACTCTGTTTGGGTGCACAAAGACCCAATCAATCACAGCTTTGACATCGGCCAGCGCATCAACCTTGTCAATCCCACCTATTGCAATGGTGGGCGCTTGTCCCGTGTCATCGGCTTTGAAATCAAGCTGGACTTGCCTTACGACTCCCCACAGTACACTATCGGCGAGAGCACCGCCTATTCCCGCATTTCCGACATAGAAGGTAAGGTCGAGGAGTTGACTTTCAAAGGTCAGACCTTCACCGGTACCGGCGGCAGCAACATCTATGTCATCAAGACCAACGACGCTACGGCCGCAAGCAACTTCAATGTGTTCTCAGCCTTGCGTACCTTGAGAATGTTCCTCCGCAAGGACGCAAGCGACGTAGCGGAAGAAATCATAAACTTTTTGAAGGGATTGCTGATAGGCAAGAACGGCAGCGGTATCACGGTACGCAAGGACGGCACCTCGCAGGCTGTCGTTGACCGTCTATATGTGAAGATAAAGGCCGTCTTTGATGAATTGCAAGTCAAGAGAGCTACCCATGTAGGCGGTGAACAAATAATCACCCATGCCGGTATGAAGTGCATCCGCGTGGAGGAACTGGAAGACGTCTACCGCTGCAGTTTCCTTGCCGAGCAGGACGGTGAGGCGATAGCCAACGAGTTCAGTGTAGGCTCGCTGGCGCAGGCAAAGGAGTGCAACATCGTCGAAGGAACCACTCTTAATGCCTCCAACCGCTACTATTGGCGTGAGGTCGTGGCCGTGGGACGTGACTACATCGACTTGTCCAAGACCATTTGCGGTGAGGACAGCGATGTTCCCCAAGCGGGCGATGACATTATAGGATTGGGCCACCGTACAGATGTAGACCTTCAAAGCGCAATCGTGCTATCGTCTACCAACGAGACATCCCCGTCTATAACTTTCTACACCGGCATTGACGACTTCAACCTAACGGGGAAAGATGTAATCTCCTTCGGTGTTGACAAATCCACCGGGCATGCCTACATGAAAGTGTACGGTACTTCCTATATCGGCGCCCGTGATGAGAGCACTTACATCAAGTACACACCGGAAGGTGGCGTAGAAATCAAAGGGCGATTCCTTACGATGGCCGGTGAGGACATCCTGACAATGTTCACTGTCATTGAAGGACTTATCAAGTCTGAAATCTCATCCGTGCGTGATGAAATCAATGCCCTGAACAATTACCTTAACAATGCGTCTTTTGCCGCTGACATGCAGTACTGGACCGGTAGCAGCAACATACGCATCTTCCGAGTTGACGGTCGGCTGCTGTACTTCAACAGTAACTTCTATGCGAACAAGGAATCTTTCGCCGATATAGTAAGCGAACGCGCAAAGAATGTGCTACGCCTTAAGAACAGCTATATCGAGCAGGTCAACTCAGACTTTTACCGCCATCCGGATTTTGAGACCTTCGACGAACTCAAGCGCCCCCGGCAGTTCACTATCTCTTTCAAGTATCTGGTGAAGCGCCCCGGCACTCTTGCCTTCCATTTCAAGAACGAGAACAAAGAAGGTTTTGAGGAATACACCCCGATTTCCTTTTCTAAGGACCTATATCCCAGTACTGAATTCAAGCAGATGGAGATAACCGGTAAGTGGAACGGAACCGGTGATTTCCACATGTCTTTTACCGGTGACATGTACTTGTATGCACTTACGCTAACCGATGATGCTCTTGCTGACTTGCGCGAGGAATTCAATATGCGTTTTGAACTTACAGACAAGAAGATTCAGGCGAACCTTGACGAAATCAGAAGCACGGCAGGCAAGCTTGAAGAGTATCACAGTGAATTCCTGCTTACCGCGCGCAACCTTGAAGCGAAGTTCACGGAGGACCTGACGAATACTGAGAGTCGTATAACGCAAGAATACACCTCTGCTATCGACATCTCCGCCCGTGGTCTGAAAGCTGAATTCACGTCCGGTCTTGTAGGCCTTGAGACTGGAATCACCGAAGCATATAAGTCTGCTATTGACATATCGGCCCGCGGTCTTCGTGCAGACTTCAGTGCGTCCGTCTCTGACCTGGACGGCAAGCTGTTCGCCCATGCAGGCAGCTTTCATGTGACTGCCGAGAAGATAGAAAGTATGGTGACCGCCACAAACAGCCTGAAGGGTACCGTGGAACAGCATACCTCAGCCATCAGCCAGACGGCCAGCCGTATAGACCAGTTCGTGCAGAAGATAACCTTCGATTCCAAAGGTAACATTACCAATATCGACAAAGCCGGTTTAGTGACGGAGAGCAATATCGCCACCATGTTTGCGGAAAAGGTCGACCCCAACGGTGATATCGTCAGGCGTGCTCAAATCAGCGCGTTCATCACCGAAGGCGAAGCGGGCAGGCTGATATCCAATGCTACAATCGAGGCTGACCGGATAAACTTTACGGGAAAGACCATCATCAACGGCAGTTTCGTGGTCGATACAAACGGGCGTGTGACGATGAACGACATCACGGCAAACAACCTGACTCTAAAGGGCAGCATAACGGGCACGGATGCTACGCTGAACGGCATTACAGCTAATAATCTGACATTAAAAGGCAATATCTCAGGTATTGACGCCATCCTGAACGACATTACTGCCAATAACCTTACGTTGAAGGGCAACATTACCGGGGTGGGGGCTACACTGAATGATATCACCGCCAATAATCTTACCTTGAAAGGGAGTATAACGGGCAGGGATGCTGTCTTGAACGATATCACCGCGAACAACCTTACCCTGAAAGGTACCATATCCGGTGCCAATGCCACGCTTAACGATATCACAGCCAATAATCTTACGTTGAAAGGAAATATTTCCGGTGCCAACGCCATATTGAACGGCATCACCGTAAACGGAAAGATAAACGCCTCCAGCGGCCGGATAGGTGACTATCTGTATCTGCATGGTAACGGTATATCCACCAACTCGAGAGCGTTCGTGACCGACCTTACAGATAGCACTACGCAATTCGAACTCAGCAAGAGCTACTATCTGCATGCGATAGCGTCGGACGGAGGAGCCAATAGCATCCTGATAAGGCCCTACCAGACTATGGAAGCGGGCACAGTCAAAGGGGTGGTAACCATCTCTGCAACCATTCCGGGGCGCAATAGGGCCATACACGTATCTTCCGGCGAGAGCTATTTCGGTGGTGATGTGATAGTGGGGAAGATGTATGCTCCGTCCTCCGGGACTCTGGAAATTGCCGGGCCGCTGAAGACGCAAGGTGTATACCGGAATACTGACGTGATACTCTCTTCGGTTACAAGGTACAGCATTAAGGCGACCGACCACACACTGCTTTTTTACGGCAACTGTACTATATCCCTTCCGTCCTCTTCTGACGGGCATGAGATATGGATAATGCCGAACGGGAATACCATCAGTTTTCCTTCCGGTACGTTCGCGAACTCTTCCAGGACGAATATCAACGGGCGTGAATGGCATGTGATAAAACGGGTTTTGGGGAATTGGTATCTGTCATGGATGAGTATATAGAATAATTAAAATAAAAAGTATGAAAATCAACTTTAAGAAAATCGAGGCCCAGACCTCATTCGAAGGCGCCAAGCAGACCTTCGACGTAGCCGAAACGGTCGGCAATGAAATGATGTACAACGGAAGTATCCTTCTGGATATAGGCTTTGAAGACCTGGTACGGGAAATCTACTACTCGAAAGATGCGGTGGAAATCCCGGAACAGTATTGCAAGGCTCTTGAACTTGTGGTGAAGAACTCGCGGCTCATAGCTGCCGTGAAACGTGCGGTAATTAACCAACTGAACGTCATCCAGCCATCTTAAATCAATTCTGAAAATTATGGTATTGGAATCAAATCAGTTCAACCAGCTTGTAGAGGAGGTGAAGAAAGCCCTTCTTGTCGGCTCCCAAGGTGTGGGCGATGTGGAGATTGTCGATTCGCTGGCCGATATCGTGAGCCTGCCCGCCCTCCGTCTTGCCGGTATGGAAGAATCGGTGGTCGAGGCACCGCTTGAGTTGCTGTCTGCCCCTGCTGAGGAAGCTGCTGAGGAAGTGCGCAAAGCCGAAGCGGAGCGTGTCATAGTGGAGAACGCACGCAAGGAAGCTGAGAAATCCCGTGAAACGGCTGAGACAAAGCGTGCTTCATCTGAAAGTACCCGCGCATCTGCTGAAACTACGCGTATCAATGCCGAAAAGGAACGTGTGACAGCCGAAGGTCTCAGGAAAACGGCAGAGACAGAGCGAGGCAAAGCTGAAGCGGTCCGACAGACGTCTGAGACCGGACGGGCAACTGCCGAAACCGGCCGTGTTACTGCCGAAGGTAAACGTGTCAGCGCCGAGGAGGAACGTAAAAATGCTGAGACAGTGCGGGCCAACGCAGAGTCAACCCGACAGACAGCCGAAACGGGTCGTGTCAATGCTGAAACCAGTCGTGCTACAGCAGAAGGTAAGCGCGTTACTGCTGAGAATGCCCGAAGCACTGCTGAGGATACACGTAATAGTGCGGAAACTAACCGCCAAACAGCCGAAACCGGACGCGTAAATGCTGAAAGTACCCGTGTCACTGAATTTGCTGCCCTCAAGCAGGAATCGGAGACGGCTACTGCGAATGCTACTGATACGGCAGAACATCCTACCTACATCGGTGCAGACCACTATGTATACCAATGGGATAAGAGCGCTAAAGAATACGTTAAGACGGATATCTATGTGAAAGGCAAGCCGGGAGATACATTCACCCTTCTTGGACGTTACGATACGCTTGATGCCTTAAAGACTGCTGTACCTGACGGGGCAAACATCACTGGTTTCTATTCCGTTGGAACTGCATTGCCTTATACATATTATGCCTGGTATAACGGTGATTGGCAAAGTCAAGGACAATTGCAAGGTCCAAAGGGCGATAAAGGCGAGAAGGGGGATACGGGAGCGCAAGGTCCTCAAGGCGTACAAGGTCCACAGGGCATGAAAGGTGATACCGGTGCCACAGGACCGCAAGGAGTAAAAGGTGATACCGGTGCCACAGGACCGCAAGGAGTAAAAGGTGATACTGGTGCTACCGGTCCTGCTGGTGCAAAAGGCGCTACCGGTGCTACTGGTGCAGCAGGTGCAAGTGCCAGTATTACCGGTGCTACTGCTACGGTTGACGCCAACATCGGTACGCCCTCCGTGACCGTTTCTCTCGGTGGTACCGCATTGGCCAGAACCTTTTCCTTTGCTTTCAAGAACCTGAAGGGTGCTATCGGAGCAAAAGGCGCTACGGGTGCTACCGGAGCTACTGGACCTAAAGGGGCGACTGGTGCGCAAGGACCACAAGGGCCGCAAGGTGTCGGTGACCCGACAGTCACCGGTGCGAATACGGTCACGACACTGGCCTCCCTGCCAATTTCCAAGAGAAGTATCACTGCAAGGTTGGGTTCTGCCACGAACATCAGCCTTGCTTCCGGAATGTCAGTGGGCAATGACTTGTATATCCGCTGCGTCGCATCGGCGGCATTCACACAGCCGATACCCAATACCGGCGCGTTCACTTCGATGTCCGGTACTTCAATCAGTGTTTCCGCTGGAGATATCTTTGAGATTAGTATCTGGTGCTATGCCGCTGGCGCCTATTCAATATCCGTAAAAACAAGGGACTAAGGTTTATGAGTGTATTAAAAAGACGAAGCAATAATATAAAGGACGGTCAGTATGTGATTGCATTCTCCGACAGTAGAGCCTTAATAGATATTTCCAAGGATTGTGGAATGACATGGACCAGAAGACAACCTTCCGACCTTCCTAATGTAAACGAATACTTTTTCAGCAACGATAGAACGAGGATTGCCATGTCCGGAGACGGCAGGCATATCTATTGCTCGTGCTATATGGCAAATGTGGGATTATTGCGTTCTACGGATTTTCTGGAGACGGCAGAACCTTTCAAGCCTGATAATTGCTATTCCGTGTACTCGATAGCCTGCAACGGCAGGGGGAATCTGGTCGCTATTGTGTGTCAGAATAGCAATAACAAATATGATTTGATGCTTTCCGGGGATTATGGGAAAACATGGCGGGTCTCTAATGGATTAAAAGACAATACCGTGCCTCTCATGGGGGTGGAAATGTCCCATTCCGGCAGATACGTAGTGGCATATGCGTCAAATTCTCCCTATTATACTACCCATGAGCTGTTTATATCTTCCGATTATGGAGAAACTTTCAGCAGTGAAATATTCAGGGGGCCTATCACAAAGATTGCCATTTCCGGTGACGGCAAATACATGTTGTGTTGCTGCAACAGGGAGAGTTCATCAAAGTTATACTATGCCTATTATTCCGGGGATTATGGGAAGACGTGGACTAAAATTACCGATTCGAGTTTCTCTGCCCGTACATTGGCTGTATCCTATGACGGGAAATATATGGTTATAGAGGGAGGGTACTCTTATTCCGGTGCACGTATATCCGCCGATTACGGAAAAACCTGGGCATTGAAGCATTCCGTTATTGGCAATAGCTTTGCTTTGGGGCTTTCGTCTGACGGAAAGTATGCGATAGCACAGGAAAGTTCTTCTCCGTATCGTATGTTCAAATCTTCGGATTATCTGGGCTCATTTACTGAAATAAATACGGCACCGCTTACATCATTAGGTATTAGAGCGAATTACCGGTTTATCATAATGAATAAAAATAGACTTTAACAACAATGCAATATATACATATTTATTCCGAGGAGAAAGTTGTCCGTCTTGATTTTGAACTGGACGAAAACTATGAAGTGGGTACAACCTATGAGGATTACCTGGATGGAGCCTGGGTACCGTTGAATGCGGAACAGGAAGCATTTTACGAAGCCCATCCGGCAGCGTCTGCAAAGGAAATTCTCGAATGTGAATTAACCCCTCCCTATGAACCGACTTTGGAGGGTGTGAAGAGCGCGAAGGTCAATGAAATTGCTGTTTACGATGGATCCGATGTCGTGAATTCCTTTACGCTTGGCGGCAAGCGGATGTGGCTTGACAAGGATACGCGGGTAGGACTGGTAAACTCAATTGCTATCGAGCAGGCTGTGGGTAAGGAGACAACCGTGCTGTGGTATGATGCCGTGAAGTATGTAATCCCCATTCCTCTTGCCTTGCAGATGCTGGCCGCACTGGAACTGTATGCCCTGGAATGCTATAATGCCACGCAGGAACATCTGGCCGCGGTTATGGGACTTGCTACGAAAGAGGAGGTCGGAGCGTATGATTACACTTCCGGTTATCCTGAAAAATTAGTGTTCAACCTTTAAATTGATAGCTTATGATTTACTTATGTTTTATGTCGCTGTTTTTGCTCACTATGTACATAATGTATGCGGTGAGAGTGTGCGGAGTGCCCTGGTCGCTCTCTGACACCTATTATCAACTGAAGAAACGGAACCGCTCGGCGTGGCTGTTTCAGGCGGCGATGGCCGTTCCTGCCATGCTGCTTATGCCGGTGTGGATTGAATGCTCATCGGAGAACCTGCAATGTTTGGCATTTCTTGCTTGCGGTGGGCTGATGTTCGTCGGGACAGCCCCGCTGTTCAAGGAGGAATTTCAGAGCAAAGTACATTATGCAGGGACAGTAATAGCCGGATTAGCTACAATTCTTTGGGTTTGTCTCTCCGGTATGTGGTACTTGCCTGCGGTTGCTTTCCCGATAGCCGTTGTTATCATGTTGAGATACCGGAAATGGCTGTTCTGGGCGGAGATGGCAGCGTTTGCTTGTGCTTATGTGGGGGTGCTTATAATTTGTATCGATTGTTAAACCGGGAGAAATGGAAATGAATGATTGGATTATGTTGGTGACCGCACTCGGTGGCATCGAGGGCATCAAGCAGCTTGTTAAGTGGTGGATGTCGCGCAAGACCAATGCGCGTATTGAGGATGCCCATGCGGATGTTGAGGAGTTCAAGGCTTTACGGGAGTACAACGAGTTCCTGCAGAAGCAGCTTTCGGAGAAGGAACAGCGGTTTGTGGAGCAGACTGACCGGCTCCGTAAGGTGCAGGATGAATTGTTTACACTGAAGGAGACTAATTCTGACCTGAAACTGGAACTGGCACTGAAACGGTGTGAGAGAAAGAAGTGCAGTGATAGAGAACCGCAAAATGGGTATTAATTGAATAAGGAGGAAAATTGAAATGGCGAATGTGAATCAACTTGCACCGTTTATCCTAAAATGGGAAGGCGGTTTCGTGAATGACCCGGCAGACCTTGGAGGTGCTACGAATATGGGTGTGACTATCGGTACGTGGAAGTCATGCGGCTATGACAAGGATGGTGACGGTGATATAGACGTGGATGACCTGCGTCTGCTTACCCGTGAGGATGTCGTTAACCGGGTGCTCAAGTCGCATTATTGGGACAGATGGAAAGCTGACGATATTAAATCGCAATCAGTTGCTAATATATTGGTTGATTGGGTGTGGGCATCCGGTGCGCATGGCATCAAGATACCTCAACGCTTGCTTGGTGTTACTGTGGATGGAATAGTAGGTCCTAAGACACTCGCTGCGGTGAATGCCAGGAACCCGCATGAGTTGTTCGACATGATTAAGATTGCACGGTTCGACTTCATCGAGGATATATGCCGTTCTCGTCCGGCGAACAATAAATTCAAACGGGGGTGGATGAATCGGATTAACGATTTGAGGTTCGAGGAATGAAAAAGTTACCGTGGATATTAATTGTACTGCTGCTTATAGCTTGTGTGGCGGCTTGGTTCCGTCCGCATGAGCAGTCTCCGGCTGAAGTTCGTGTAGAAACGAAGATAAAGACGGTTGTCAAGGTAGATACGATGCTTATCTCTGCACCTATGGCTGTGTTCTGGCGTTTCGTGCCGGATGATACGACACGGATAGGTGATACCTTGCTTCATCGTAAGCAAGTAGTATATAGAGATAGTTCGTATCGTGCTGTGGTAAGTGGATATGTAGACCCTCGGCTGGATAGTATGACTGTGTATCCGAGAACGGTTTATCAGACGGTGACGAATGATATCTATCATCCGGTGGTTGTCAAGCCGAAGAAAAAGCGGTGGGGATTAGGGTTACAAGCCGGTTATGGGTATCCGGGAGGTTTTTATGTTGGGGCTGGGGTGAGTTATGACTTGCGGCAGTGGTAAGTGACTAGTCATGCTCTAGGGAAACATAAAGTTTGAACTTGGCGATTTTAAAACTTGACGATAGAATTACAATATTTGTAAATACAAAACGAATGTGTAGTTATACACATTCGTTTTAAGATAGGAAAAAGGTTAATACAAAACATGTCTTAACCAAATACTTTTTCTTCTTTACGTGTCATAATCTTATAGCTTAGTCATTATATTCACACAACAAATATGGAATGTTTTAGTTCAATTGACAAATAAAACCTTGCATTTATTTGTTATGTTAAGCCTATTTAACAATCTGCGTTTTCTTTTTCAAATATAGCAACTGTAACTCCATCGCCAGGTAGACACCAAGTTGTACAATCAATATTAATCAATCCTTCTTTCTTATTTACCATGATATGATCGTCTGTGAGTAATGGACCTATGAAATCTCCAGAAAATGATAAATCATTTTTGGGATTATGAAAAACCATTTTATAATTCTTAGTAGGGTATCTCAGAATTGAAATGTAACTTTTGTCTGAGATAGGTGCATATGATATATATCGTAATTTGACATACGTAGATTTATCTAAGAGAATTTTGTATTTTTCTACCGTACTTTTATGTGCAATTGTAGCTTTGGTATTATAGGCTCCTTCTGTATTTATAGGAGTTTCATGCATTTCGGATAATTCTAAAATATTTTTCTTTTCTTCATTTTCATTCTGTATTGTGAATTCCATTAATTTAGGTGAAGTGCTATTACTATTTTTACAGAAGAATAAATCTAAACCGACAATTGCTTCTATTTTTTCTTTTCCTGCCATCGGATTCTTTAAAGTATATTCAGTTGTGATATCTTTTACTAAATAATTACCATTTCTGCTACAGCTAACAAAAGTGGAATAGTTTTCATAATATGGAGATCTGTAATATTCAACAATCTTATACTCTAATTCTAAGAGTCCTTCAGCAATATCGGGTATAGATTTGGATATTAACTTAGTACAACTATTTTTTAAATCTTCCACTTCCTCTAAAGTTAATTGCTCTAAGTACTCATCTGACGTGATGGTTTTGTATAATACTTTCTGAAAATAAGAAAACATATCAGGAATATTAATTATAAATGTAATCACTAAACCTGATATAATCGCTTGTCCTATACTATTTAGTATATTTTTTAGAGAGTTTTCGTCAAAATGTTCAATAGATGTACTTGATGTTCCATAGAAAATAAGACAAAAGGAAACTGCGGCCCAAAAATATATTGAATATTTTCTTCCTGTAGGCTGCTTTGATAATTTATTTGACCTTTGATTATTCACTTCTTTTTCACCTTTTTTGCAACGAAATAATTTCATGAATCTATTCCTGTTTTAAGATACGTTATTATGCATTTAAATATGACACAAAGTTAATAAAAAAGTGTATAATTAAATGGATTAGTAATAAATAATATTTTATGTTGATGCTGGATTTTCATTGTGGTTGAAAAACTATCGGATATTATTAGAAGAATTTGTAGAAGGAGCGGCTGAATAAGCTGCCTTTATATTCATAAGCAACAATTCATACCTATTGTGTATGACATATCCCGGCTTTCGTCGGGATTTTTTTCATTTGGGCCCTTCCTTTTATAAAATTCCCTCAATCACGTAGGGAATTTCAGAAAAGCAGTTGTCTTTATAGTAGAATTCGGTATATAGTGTTAGTATAGTCCTTCTTTCAGCCATTGCAGTTTCTTTATACTGGATTTACAGAATGTTCCAACATTGTGTGCTCTAATTGATTGTATATATTGAAAGGAACATGCTGGACCTCAGCTTTTATGCGGCTGAGGTTTTGTCGGAGACAAGAGTGCGTTGTTGAACGTGCGATGGAAATATGTGTTTAACCAAATTATTAGTTATGAAAAAAGAGTTTTGTATGGTAATTGCATTTGCTATGGCTTTAGCCGGGTTATTTATGCTTATGTTTATGTCATTTGATTAGTGAATGTCTGTTTGTTGACTGTTTTATAGAAGGGGCAGCTTATTCAGCTGCCTTGTTCCATTTCCCAGGAATTAAGTAATCCATATTGTGTAATTATTCCCCATGTGTGGTACTCAGTTCCACATATTTCCACACATAATTATTCCTTCTTGTTTTTATAATATGCTGATGTATAATGTATTATGTGCTGATGTACATCATGGCATATCGTTTGTCCTATAGTTAATACAAAAACTATATTTATTTACTTAAAACTTACGATTATGAAAAAAGTATTGGTAGCATTAGCAATGGTTATGGGATTAGGCAGTTCAGTAGCATTTGCTTACGTGGTTTCTGGAACACAGTCTGTAGAGCAAACTCAGCAAAATCCTCAGGATGAGTTCACAAAAGTGGAAGTAAAAGACTTGCCTCAGGCAGTTATGAATGTCTTGGCTAAGGACTATGAGGGGGCTGTAATAAAGGAGGCTTTCATTTCCGAGAAAGAAACCGGTAAGATTTATAAGGTTGTGTTGACCATCACCAAGGAAAATCAATCCACTGAAAAAGTAACGGTACTTCTGAATGAAAAAGGAGAAACTGTAGAATGAATGGAAACTCTGTAGTGGTTCGGCATCCATCTACAGAGATGATTCGAGATGCTTTTATGTCTATCTCGTTAATGCGAAAGGGGCGGCTGAATAGTCGCTCTTTTTGTTTATATTGTAATAATAGTTCGTTTCTTTTTCGTCAGAAATTCCTATTATAGAGGGTTGTTTTATACAAAATAATGTTTATATTTGGAATAATCTCATAATCCGCTAAGAATAAAAAGTTTATGCGGAAAGTTTAAGAACGAGGTAATGAGTTGGCAACTGTTCTGATTTCTACATACTTGCGTGATTTGCATTGATGTACAACTCATCTTTGAACAAAGGTACAACTTTTTTATGAACGAGCAAAAGGACGGTGCATTTTTCATTATTGCAGTGTAATATTTGAATTTAGTCTATCATAAATCTGCGATATTATGAGTTTTCCGATTCCGTCATTCGCCCCTTTCTTTTGCTCGTCTGCGAAGGTAGTACATCAGCCCTTGAAAGTTGAAAGGTCGGGGCGGCAAGCCGTTTCGGACTGAATCTTCCTCCTGCGGAGAGTATTCAGCCCGAAAACCTTTCCCCTTTCAATGTCTGTACTCAGAAATGCAGACGGCAACGGAAATGAGCGACTGACGAAAATGTAGAAGAAGATAAACAGACAGCATACAAAAGGGTTCTTACATTGATAACCCATTTGTATGCTGTTCTTGTCTCTATCCATAAGGGCACTATTATTTTGCAACAGATGAATATAGGGCAAGCGGTAAATTTCACTCCCTCCAAAAATATAGATGGAATTATCCACTATTATTCATCAGATGCTTGCCGTTGTACTCCCGTTTCAACGCTTGCTCAATCTCACTTCGCTTGTATAGAACTTTACCACCGAGCACATAGTAAGGCAATGTACCATTGCTTCGGTATTCGCTCAATGTCCTTCGGCTGACTTTAAGCATATACGCCACCTCCTTGTCGCATAGATACTCATCATCGTGTTGTAATGCCGCACCATCTTTGGGCATACTATCGAGAATCTCCGATAATTGGTCGATACTCTCGTGAATGGACTGCATCCACGCATCGTCTTTAGTTCGCATCTCCTGATACATAGTTCAAATGGTTTTATTGTTATACATTGATTAGATTTCTCGCCCTTTCCATTTGGCTTCTTTTCGTCTGTCCTCTACCTTCGTAATAATGCTATCCACATCTTCGGGTAGATAGTAAGTCCGGTTGCCGATTTTGGTATAGGCAAGTGTACCATTATCACGCAAGGTCTGCAATGTACGCTTGCTTATCTTCAATCGCTGACAAACATCCTGATGGTCGAGCCAATTGTTTGTCTTTTTCTTCCCGTTCTTGACAACGGGTGAATTTGATACTCGCAGAATGAACTGCTCAATCTTCGTGGCAAATTCCTCGAATGCCTTTCTCTCAAAAATGATTAAATCCATACGCTTTTGTTTTATATTATTTCACTTGTTTTCTTGTTTCGCACTGCTAAATAAGGAAGAGATTTTTATACTTCAATGGCACTAACAATAGGTGTCATTCCTTGTCATATCGTTTCATCACAGGCACGATAATCAGTCATCGAAATAGGCTCTTTCCTCATATGCAATTTCGTTTTGTTGGTGCGAAGTAATAGATAAGTTATCACACCTCAATCATACGGTGAGCCTGTTGCAGTATGTGGCACAGTTCGTGGCATTTTTAGATGTATATGATGATACATTCATAAGCATACATAACATTGTAACCAATATTATATAAGAATATCCCCAAGCGATTATCCGTCTCGGATCTTTTCCGCTCATTGTCGTTTGTCAGACCGATTCTTATCCGTCTGTCAAACTCGTGACCCGAACAGCCGAAACAGAAAGTCGCTATTTCTATAATAGCAGTATAGCGGATAGACCAACTCCCGACACTTCGGCAGTCCGTCTATCCGCTATCGTATTTAAGCCCTTAATTTCCTCAATTAAGCATTTCGTCCTAATCCATAATTACCCGTTCAACTTGGGAAGAATTATGCAGTCGGCACTGCCTACGAATCACCCCTAAATGCAATACAATTCATAATTGCCTATATAGACCTAATTAGTTGTGGTAGAATTGTATGCATATTTTCTTTGCAGCAGATAATCGGTCAAGATTGTGCACAAAGACCATATTGTTGAACATTCAAAAAGTGATAAGTATGAAGAAAAAACAAGTTGAGTTGACACAAGAACAGTGTCAAGAAATTATCGACCAAATGACTACAAGGTCTTTTTACAGGAGTGATAAGGGTAATAGCTCAGATATGGAGAATTTGCAAACAATGGAATCCGTAGGATCATCCATTGACGACATTCTGCCAGAGCCTCTACCGTCAGTAGCAAAACAAGCCCAAACGGAAGCAGCGTCTTCCGTTGCAGAGGTAGCTACAGAGATTTCACCTATTGTTAATGCCGAGGAACAGCCACCGACATCACCCATCCAACGCAGAGTGAGCAGTAAGCAACGCAAGCTCTCTTTGGAGGAGTACCGCAACACCTTTATGCGACCTTACAAGATTGAAGACCGTAAGCCGGTATTCATCAGTGGAAAGTTGCGAAAGATGCTTGATAAGTTCGCCTGCAAAATTGGTGAGGATAGAATGAGTATGTCGGGACTATTGGAGAACATCGTTCGCCACCACATCGAGCTATATTCAGAAGATTTCGAGCATTGGAAAGGGATGTAACCTCTTAATCCATTCTATTTAAGAACTATTCCAACGGTATCTCATTTTGAGGCACTCAAATTTGATTGACCTTCGGTTAGTGGGGAAGCAAGTTTATGTTTTGGGCAGACCAAAACCACTTGCTTCCACTCCCAAAGGTCGCAGAAGAGGACATCCCGTTGGTCTATCAAGTAAACAATGTATGTATCATTTTCTAAATCAGAGATCGTATGAAACGAAGTATCAATAACAAAATACCCAACAAGGGAGGACGACCCACGAAGAAGTTGTCCGAGAAACGCAAGTACCGCATAACGGTAAAGATGGCAACCGAAGAGTACTACGCTATGAAACTCAAAGCCAAAAATGCAGGAGTCTCGGCAAGTGAGATTGTAAGAATGGCTATCCGTGATTGCCATATCAGGGCACGCCTGACAACCGAACAAGCGGACTATATCCGCAAGTTATGCGGTATGGCGAACAACCTCAATCAGCTTACCCAAAAAGCACATCGGGAGGGCGTAAGGCTGCATTACGGGCAATGCCAACATCTGTTGCTGTCGTTGGAAACCATTATAGACCATATCAGCCTATGATGGCGAAGATTGTCAAAGGCTCAGGAGCCAAAGGTATTGTCGATTATATCCTCGACAGTAAGAAGCAAGCCACGCTCATAGATTGTCAAGGTGTGTTGTTCAACGACAACTCCTCCATTGCCCGAAGTTTCATTGCTCAATCACAACTTAATCCACGAGTGGATAAGTTCATCGGACATATCTCACTCAGCTTCTCAAAGCAGGATTTACCAAGCTTAACTGACGAACTTATGATACAGATAAGCCGAGAATATATGGAGAAAATGGGTATTCGTGACACGCAATATATCATCGGACGGCACTATGATAAGGAGCATCCGCACGTGCATATTGCCTTTAATCGAGTAGATAATAACAGCAAAACCATCAGCGACAAGAATGACCGTTACCGCAGTGAACGCATCTGCAAGGAGCTGACACGCAAATACGGGCTATACTTCGCAAATGGTAAGGTACAGGTAAAAACGCACCGATTGAAAGAGCCTGACAAAACCCGTTACGAGATATACCAAGTTCTCAAACGGGAGGTTGCAAGATGTTCGGATTGGGTTACACTGCTGAAACGGTTGAAAGCCGAAGGAATAGATGTCCGCTTCAAGTATAAGGGCAATAGCAATGAGATACAAGGCATAGTCTTTTCCAAGAACGGCTACCACTTCAACGGCTCGAAGATAGACCGCAGTTTCAGCTATTCAAAGATTGATAAGGCACTGAATGGTAATAGTCAATCGGAGAATCAGCGACAATATGAACCACACCATATGCAGATAAGCCATTTCGACAACATAGAATCTGAGCTTATCAGCGGTTCATTAGGCTTGTTGGACTTCACATCTTCGCCAGATGTGGATAGTCAGGAAGAGGCCGATTTCCGCCGTTTGATGCATCAGAAACCTAAGAAAAAGAGAACCAGAGGATTCAAACTATAATCATTAACCACTTAAAAACAGAAGAAATATGCAGGAAAATAACTCAATTATTATCGCAATGTTGGAAGAGTTGCTGACAATCAGCAAGAGCCAACAAGCAGGACAGACAGTAAATGCCAATGTAGATTTGACGCCCATTAAAGAGTTAATCGAGAATGGCAACAGAGAAAACAAAGAGTATTA